CCTCGCTTGGTGGGGCTACGTTGATTAACGCTTCTGCAGCAGTTGTAATTGCAAAGAATACGCCCACGGTGGAGTATTCATGGCAAACGGGAAACTCAAGCGGCGTTTATGAGGCCGAGTTTGATGTGACCTATGCCGATGGCAAAACTGAAACTTTCCCAAACGATGAGTTTATTTTAATCAAAGTTTCCAAAAAGATCCAATGATAATTTTATTCCGCTTTGAACGCTATTCCTTGCAATACGTTGGCGACCATACTCCAACCAGCCATGGCATCAGACTGAAAGGATCTGCAAGCTAGCCCCCCATGACTTTGTGTACAACGCAACCAACCCACAGAGGCGTGGCTTGCGCTAATCGCAAGGAATAACCCCACAAACGCCAAACACACGATCTGATAGCGTTTCATCGAACTTTTTCCTCTACACTTCTAAATCGTTTGTCTAGACTTTCCAATTCTCTATCATGGCGGTTCAATATTTCTAGAATTTTCCCTTCGAAATTCCCGAGGCCTTTGGAAATGCTCCACAAAGCCTCAATTGCTGATTTCACCCCTGCCCCAAGCATTCCTATGCCCGTAAGACCTACGGCAACCAGGGCAATTGTTTCGCCGACGCCCATTGCATGACTTGTGTTTGCTCAGGTTAAGCAAATCTGGAAATCGTCAAGACCAGTCGGCTGCCCGGGTTTGGATTGGGGCAATTCGCATGAAGGCCCCTGCGCCGGTGGTGTATGCGCCACCCGGGGCCGCCGAGAGCAGATATTGGGGGGTGAAAGTACCGGGAGTGCTGATGGTTACAGTCCCACGGATCGAGCCGTGGTGACTGGCGCTGGCGCTGGTGAGGGAACCGGAGATCACCGCAGGGGTGGCAGTCTGCAGCCAGGTCGTGAAGGCCGGGCTAAGCGCTGCCGGTGGGAAGCTGCCGCCGTCCAGTGATCGATAGACCAGCTGGTAGGCGATGTTGCTCAGCACGGCCGTGCCACCAAACCCGATTGCCAAGGTGTGCGCCGTGGTGCCTGCCGTCTTGAGCAAGCTGAACAAAATCTCGAATTCGTAAGTGCCGGCGGCCAACGTGACACCTACTCCCAGCAGATTCTGAGCAGTGTTGACGTTTGCCCCTGCAAGTGCAGCACTTAGCCTATACCAGTAATTGTAGCCGTTGCTGTTAAGTAGTCCCAAAACATTCCAGTCTGTATCGTTGCTATTCCTCTCTTTCATTAGGCCCGATCCTGCGTCTGGCCACCGCATAAATGGGTAGGTAACCGGTGGCGGCGTGGAACCAGAATTTTGTGTAGCCAATGCCTGTAGGGCACTTTGCATATCTAACCGAAGAGAAAACCCACTGGTACTATCAATCGTAAAATCGTGCTGGGCCATTTTTAAAAGAGCAATGAACTAGGTTTTCAGTCTACGGATTTATGTTAATGGTAATTGTCCCGCCGCTGATCTGATTGCCCGTGGCCTGCACATCGGTAGCCGCAGTGTATTGGAGTGTGCCAGTCTTGCCAGACACACCAAAGACAATGTTATAGGCGCTGCTCGTCAATGAGTTTCTATTTAGCCACCCTCCGCCGCTTCCGGTGAATTGTGCGATTCCGGTTGACGTGGCACTGACCAAATTGACAACGTTTTCGGATCCGCAAAAGCTGTATGGTCCTTCAAGGTAGAAAGCACCAAAGCTTAGGTCAAATCTGTTTGTCCATGTATAGACAACTGGCGGGCCGGCTTCGGATGACGTTGATGTGTTAAAAAAATAATCAAATCGCTGTGCTCTTTGGCTAGTGTTGGAAAGCCCTGCGCTACTATTGCCATAGTCCACAGCCGCAGATAAGGACTGCCCTGAAGGCATCCAAACAACAGAAATGTCGTCACACGCCAAGTCTTTGTATATGAAATTTCTTAGATTAGGCGTTGCGCCTGTGTTCAATGATCCGCCGGATGGGTTAAACTGTAAGGGCCTGGTGTTACCGGAGATGTTTGGATTTGGCACATAGACAATGGAGGCCGTTGTAAACGTCAGCACAGATGGTTCAGGCCTCGCACCAACGCTGCCCAAAAACGCTTGATCTCGAAAGCTGAATCCTCTCATCCCTGCACCGCATAAACGGCTGTGGCGTCGCCGTCGGCTGGCCCCCAGCAACGGACGCTCAGAATCCCTGTCTTGCCTGCTGCGATACTTGATGGCCCCGTGGCCGGAGACTGAGTAAAAATCCAGCCAGGAAATGTGAATGCGCGAGTCGCACCATCGCAGATGATTCGTATTGCTACTTCTTTGCCGGCGCTTCGATTGCTTGTGGTGAATGTAACATTGCCACCAAGGTTGAGGGTGAGCATTTTGCCAGCTAAAGCAGTCATGTCTAAATTCACGGTGGCAGCATAATTAAGGGTTAGTGGTACATCAATTACGGGCAGGAACGCGGCATTCAGTTGCCCATCTGTAATGCTTAGGCCTGGCCCCAATGTATTGAAGCCTCCTGCAGATGTAGCTGCCACAGCTACTTCAACAGCAAGTGAAGAAACCACAACGTCTTGGTTTATATCAGCAACTGAAAGCAGAGCTCGAAACCGTACCGATCGCGCCCGGACTATGCTGCGGCTCAGCGGCTTCCAGCCCGACCAACTGCCTGCCAGGCCAGAACTCAAAGCATCGTTTGAATCTTGATATTCCAATCGAACAATGCCGCTTTCCGCTGTTTCATTGTCAATGCTCAAAATTTCATCAACTGGGCCCAGAAGTGCATCCCATGTCGATGCAACCAACCTGCATCGGGATCGAATTATGCGGCTTAACTGTAGATCCTTGACAGCACCTGCGTCAAAATCATTGGCAAAGTAATAAGTTGCCTGCCTACTGTCAAAACCGTAGTCGTCAATAGGGCCTGGTAATCCATCAAAATTGCCGTCATCTGCTAATTCATCCCATGTTGTTGTATCAACCCTTGGTGCGCCATAGTTATCAATTGGCCCTGGCAACGCATCAAAGTCACCATCCAACGCAAGGTCGTCCCAATATTCATCGTTTAATCGCAGGGCCTGAATCGAGGCATCAAAGGCACAATTCCTTTTGACACCAGTGAATCCTGTTGCGGCTTCATCAATTGTGGCAACGACTTCCATCGCCGTTTTTGGTGCATGAAATACCACTGAGGACGTGGCAGAAACAGCACCGCTTTCATTTTGGTGGCGAAAGAGGTACGTCCCCGTCAACGCCGGCAACAGCATCTGCCCCTCGGCATTGGAAGTCTCCCCTTTGACCAGAGGGTTGCTGGTTGACCAGCTGGCGCCTGATATGTCCGGCGAATGCCGGATCGCCACGTTCAACGAATCGTTGTCGACCTGTGCCCAGCTGGCCTGCACCACCCATTCGCCCAGGGCCACCACGGCCGCATCCATCACCCGCTCGACGCCGCCATCAATGCCGATGACGCCGGTTGCCGATCGGTCCACCTCCTGGGTGGGGGGCACAAAGGGGTCAGAGCGGTTGCCAAAGGCGTCAATCGCCACCACCTGGATCTCGTATCTCCCATCGGCCACCCCCGGCAGCACGATTGATGGCGTTGTGGTTCTGTAGATCTGCCAGTTGCTGGTCATACGGTGCGCACCGCCACCTCATACTCGACTGCCCCGGGGATGGCCTCCCAGGAGAGGTGCATATCGGTTTGCCGTGTGGCTGGATTCACCACGGCGATGGCTGTTGCGCTGGAGGGTGCCGCCGGTGGCTTGATTTCAAGGGGTGCAAACACTTGCAGATCTAATGGAATATCACGCTCTATGTAGTCATATTTGCTTGGATTATGGCGCAATGCAGAAACCATATATTTTGTCCGACTGCCTTCAGTAATGCTAATGGCCGTCCACAGGCTTGTGCGCATAGCGTTGTTGTCGATTGACCAGGTGCCACCAATCAATGGCGCTGCCGAAAATGGCAAGGCTGGTGTAACAACCACACCGCTGATAGAACCAATGAATCGGGTCTCCAGACTTCCATCCACCAGCTTGGCGGTGATCGTTGCATCTGCCCCGGTCGGCAGATCGGTCTGGGTTGCGTCATCAACAGTAAGGCTGGTCGTTGTGCCTGCAATGGTTTTGCCAGCTCGCCTTACGCCGCTTTTGAGCCGATCAGCTGCTCTGAACCGCAGGCCAGGCCGAAGCTCCACCCCAAGAGCCACGGTGCCTTCAAACATCACAACTTCTGATTCGTATTGTTCGGTGTAAAGCAGCCATTCGCCGGCACGCTGGGCCTGCCCGGGTGATGTGCAGGCAAAAGCGTCGATATTCGCGACCTTTGCTCCATATAGTTGAATTGCCTTTTTATCTTGAACCGTTACAAAATCATAGTCTTGTTTCTCGTTGTTGAAATACCGCACAACTGCCACGGTATGGCGCTCCCGCAGGCTGGAGCCTACATAGCGAAAGCCTTCTGGCGATATGTCTGCATTTGATACGGTGACGATTGCATCGCCAGGGGCATCTTGCGTGACAGTTACCGAGCCATTGCCCCAATGGGGCATGCCTCGAAAGACACTGGCCATCTGATTGATCAGGTTGTATGCGTCTTCGCTGCTCTGGATGTTGACTGAACAGGCAAAACGCGGCTCAAAACCGCCCCTGCCATCAGACACAAGTTCTGCACAATATTTAGATATTGAATACAGAGCAAACTTATCGACGGATCCAGGCGGGCAGCGATGGCCGAACCCATAGCGTGGATGGGTGACCTGGTCGAAGAAATGCCAGGCAGGATCGGTCGTCCATTGAGCTTCGGCAAAATTGCCCGTCCAAATGCCGGAATAAATCAACCGGCCAGTCGATTGCTCGACGGTTGCATTGTCAGGAATTGGGATTTTGACACCTAACCGGTCTACAGATATTTGCGGCCAGGAGCTGAAATACTTGGCGTCAAGTTGCAACGCCAACAATCCTGAATATGGGTATCTAAGCATTGCATAAATCAATTCTGTATAGTCACTCCAAACCATTGTGTCGTTTACTTTGGAGTTGTTTGAATCTGGAGTGATTCGCACAACTCGCACACTTACGGGAAAGGGGCCATAGATTTCGACTTCATGGCTGCGTTGAAACAGGTCGCCAGAACGGCCTTTCACAGATGTGTCAACCACGGTTTTGAAACTGCCACCTGCAGTCGCCACTTGGATCTGATATTTGACCTCCACTGCAATGACATCGCCCTCCTGCGGTGACTTGACGCCACCTTTCAAGATGCTGGAAGTCAGCGATTTTGATACTTTATTCTTGGGATCGTAATACTGCTGCAATGCCTGCCAGCTGAGGGTAATCCTCACTGCAGTTACTGCTGGATCTGTAATTGTGCGTGTCAGCGGTGTCGCTGCTGTTACCGGCAACCCAACCGCTCGCTGAGATTCGGTTGCATCAAACCCTTTGATTGATGACTGGTCAACAGTCCCATAGCGATGCTCAACAACAACGCCTAGGAAGTTAAAATCAGTGTTTTTCGGGTTATTTGGATTTGCCGATGCATTGAGAATTGGCGTTTTGTTGATATAAATATCTTTTAGCAGAGCGGTTTCATAGGCCTTACTGCCCCGCGTATAGCCCCTGGCCGACGGCCAGCCCTCCTGTTCTCCCTCGCCGAGCAGCAGCAGCAGCCGAGCGTACTGGGTGGAGTTGAGAGTGTCCGGCGCGGTGGCGGCCCCCCGGCTGGCCTGGGCCTGCTTTTGGCCACCGATGCCAGCCCCCCGGATCACTGGCCATGGCGGCAGCTTGACCAGGCTGTCTACGGGGATCTGCCTCATCGCTTGCCCGTCGCCTGGATTGCTTCCACCAGGGTGATGGATCGCTTGTTGGTGCCAGCCCCGGGCAGCTCGTCTGTGGAGATGCCGGCTGAGATGACGATGGCGCCCATGACGATGCGGCCCCGCGGGATGTTGACGGGCGTGCCCTCCCGAGAAGTCAACTGCACCCCTGAAACCGAATAGGAGTTGGTCTCTTTGGGATCACGGTTGCGATCTGGAGTGGGCGTTGAGGGCGTCAGCAGCTGGGCGGCACCGCCCAGGGCCAGGCTCATGCCGGCGCCAAACAGGGTGGGCCCCAAGGCCGCCAGGCCAATGCCCGGCACCGCAAACGATGCGGCCACCAGCAGAATGCCACCCACAATCTTGGCGCCGGCCGATCCTGAACCACTCACGATCGGCACCAGGTGGATGTCCTCGCTGCCGAGGGGGTAGTGAATCTCATCGGCGCCGAGGTTGTAGCTGCCCTCCGACAGCAGCCAGTCGTATCCGGCGATGAGGGCCTCCAGATCGGGCCAATTGGCGACCAGGAACCGCACGGCTTCGCCAATCGAGGCGATATTGGCGCTCAAAACCGTGTATCCGGTCCGCTCGGCCAGGGGCCC